TTGCTAGTATCCATTAGTACGTTTCCCGTATTGTTTATAGGCTTTCTGCGTGTATGCAATAACGTATAATAATCTGTATAATGCGCCATTGAATAGTAAAGTTATATAACATTTGGTTATATAAACACTTAAATGTTGTATTTTACGCTTGAGAAAAACTCGCTTCGGAAAGCTGAGATAACCCCACGGCCCTTCTGCTGTCGAAATACCTTTGAACTACAATTTTATCAGCTACTCTAAACTTCCCCATCTTGTACGTCGGCACTGGAAACCGCTCTTCGTGAATAGAGTTGTGCAAACTTTGGGTTGTCAACCCAAAAAGACTTGCCAGTTCCACCATTGTTAAATATGGTTTTTCCATGTTATCTCCTAGATAGTTAAAGGTTGTAAAATTTTCTTGCCACTTTTATAGCAATTGTTTTTTTGGTCATGCTTAATTCGTGCTGGGCCTTGCGGCAACCCAGTCAAATCCACAAAATCATATATGATCGACGATTTATTTGAGTAATCTTTAAAAATACACCCAACTGAGGTAACGCCTTTGTTGGTGACTTTGTTTTCTATGTCAAACTCAGCGGCTTTTTTGCTAACAGGGGTAGACGGTATTGCTAAAAACTTTAACAATTTACCATTAGACACAGCAGTAATGTCGCTGTCGTCCTGCGGATCTTCAGTGAACGCAACTGTGCATCCAGAGGATATCAAAAAGCTTGTTAACGCATAAACCCCAGCATTTTGATGTCTGGCTACTGCTCTAAATTTCTGTGTTCCGAGCAGTTCTGCACCTATCGATAGCCATGCGTAGTCTACATTTAGGAGAGCAGAAAGCTTTTTCATTGCCGAAGCCCTCGGTTTTGACTCGCCAGCAAACCATTTACGAACACCTTCTTGGGATACGCCCATCGCTTTTGCCAGGACAACTTGACGACCAAACCCGTGATCGGGGATGTCAACGCTTGCGTCGCAGCTTTTTTCTAATCTATCTTTAAAATCTTCCATATCAATCCTCCTCTTTAAGATGGGGTCATTCCGTCAACCCTTACCTCGACACCATAAACCACCTTTAAGGTGATAGTCAAGTATTTGTTGTATTAATATGCTCAACCACACTCAAAAGTGTGTCTTGTACGTCTTCTTTTTCTGATAAAGCCGTTAAAACAGCGTTGTCTGCGGTATTCTCAGCTAATATATGCAAGACACGAACAGGCTTAGTCTGGCCCTGCCTGTGAAGTCTTGCGTTGAACTGCTGATAAAGTTCCAGGCTCCACGACAGGCCATACCATACGATCAGGCTGCCGCCTTTCTGCAGATTCAGACCATGACCGGCTGACGCGGGGTGCGCCAGAAGGATAGGGATGTCGCCATTGTTCCATTTATCCAAGGTGCTATCGTCTTTACCAATAACAACGGCCTCTGGAAATTCACGCATCAATATTTCTAAATCAGATTTGTAGCTGTATGCCACCAGCACAGGCTCATTTGTTGAATCTACTATTTCACGCAGCGCGTCGAGTTTTGCTGGGTGTAGATTTATAAAGTCGCCTTCTTCTGTATATATATTTCCGTTACTGATCTGCAGCAGCTTGTTTATCTGCACAGCAGCGTTAACCGCTAGAATCTCACCACCGGCATAGGCTAAAAGGAAGTCTCGCTTTAACTCTTCATAGGCTTTGCGGGCTTTAGGTGGCAGTACCACAGGGATGTTTATGTCTACGCGACTTGGCAGGTCGATATAATCTTCAGCCTTCATTCGCAGCACAACGTCGGCAACCGCGTTGTGAATAGCGTCGGCGCGGTCAGGCTTTACTGCCCACTGGTTCCACTGCGGGTTGCCGATCAACGTGCAATATTTCGTAAGAAACTTTCCACGGCTGTTCTCTAATCGCTCACCCTTGTCAAGCAGATACATCTGCGGCCATAGTTCCAGAAGGGCGTTAGGTGCGGGTGTGCCAGTAAGCTGAATCATGCGTTTAACCTTGCCAAGCACTTTACGCATAGACTTCCATCGCTTTGAGGTATGCGCTTTGAAGCTGCTGCTTTCGTCGATGACGACGCAGTCATAGGGCCACGACTGGCCCAGTTGATCGACTAGCCAGGGGATATTCTCGCGGTTAATGATGTGCAGGTCAGTGTCTTCATTTAAAGCGTCAAGACGTTTTGACGCTGTAAGACCCGCAAGCACTGTGTATCGCATGTCGATGTGCAACCAAGTGGTTATCTCTGTCGGCCATGTGTGGGTTGCAACTCGCAGTGGCGCAACGATTAGCGTCTTACCGATTCTATTGTCACGCTTGAGATCAGATAAAGCTGTGAGGGTGGACACAGTTTTTCCCAACCCCATGTCGATCCACAGGGCGGCTTTTGGATTGTCTTTAACAAATTCGACAGCTTTCTCTTGATACGGGTGTAAGTTTTTTCTGGTTAGCATAGCAGTGCTTTACCTTTTGCGATGTCATCGACGATATGAACTTCCCAACCAACAGCAGCCAATCTGCGATGGATTGCTTGCTGGTAAGGTGTCGGGTTTTTGTTGGGGGCTTTGAACTCAACAATGACTAACTGACCATCTTTGAAGTACAGGCGGTCTGGTACGCCGCGCTGTGACGGTGATACCCACTTGTAAGCCAACCACCCATTAGCCTTTGCGGCTTCGGTGACTTTCCTTTCGATGTATGACTCACGCATTACTCAGTAATCACTTCTAAATCTGTTTCAATCCAAACTTTTGCACCGCAAGAAAGAGGCTTATCCGGCGAATAAACAACCTGGCAAACAACTTCTCCGTCTTTTATCACCTTGGCGGTGTTAACTTTGCGGTTCTGCTTGTAGTCCTTAACCGTGATTACAGGTAAGTCCTCACCTTTGTTGTTGGCGCGGATGTTGTGTTGGTTAACGTGAATGCGGGTCTTCATTTACGATACCTGTTGGACTCGTACCCTTCCGCTGTCACTGGCAGACCTTCAGCCCACGACGGCAGGACGCACATAAGTTTTTCGTAGTGTTCCAGTGACCCGTGTTTGTTGGGCACATCGGCCACAATCTCGTCGTGAACGTGCAGCACAACGGGGTAGCCAGCCTTCTCAAGACGCAAAACTGCTTCAGCAAGAATGTCTCTGGCGACGGCCTGAGTGATCGACTGCACAAGTGAGCCGCCATAGGCTTTGATCTGCCCCCACTTGTGCGTGTGGTTATTCATGCCGCTGTAAACCAAGTCCATCCCCCTGTCGCCTTGCACCATTCTGGCTTCTGGGAATGACAGGATGCGGCCACTGGGCAGCTTGAACAGTAGGTCATCGTTGACGAATTTAAACTGGCCCCGTGCAGCCATAAACTCTTTACCCTTGTAACTCACAGCGTTACGGGCGGCGCGTTCTGTCTCAATCCACAGCTTCACAATAGGGTCGTTGGCCTGTCGCCAGTCGTTACGAATTTTTAGTGCCTGGTCTTCCGTCACTTCAGTGCCATACACCTCTGACATTTTTTGGAATGCACGAACACCACCCTGATATCCGAGGGCCAGCGTTGCCACTTTGCCGACAAAGCGTTGGTCGTAATTCACATCGCTGTACGCTATTCCGTACATCTCAGCGGCTGTGTACTTATATATGTCTTTGTCGTTGCGGAAAACTGTGAGCGCAGCGTGATGGTCGGCAAGCCACGAAAGTACACGCGCCTCGATGCTGGAATAATCTGAAACCACCAGGCGGCTCTCTTCTGACGAGATGAGCATTCCACGCAAGCAGCTTGCCAGTGCCTCCATCGGCTCCCCGTCGATCTGGTCAGGATCACGCGCTCGCATTTGGTAGATCACCGCATCAACATCGTCGATAGTTGGGCGTGGGAGGTTTTGCGGTTGGAAGTGTCGGCCAGACCAACGCCCGGTAGCTGCACCGTGGTACATCAACACTCCGTGTGCGCGGCCATCTTTGCCCAGCACCGCTTTCATCGAATCGTATTTTTTCGTGCTGGACTTTGACAGTGCTTGTCTTATTTCAAGAAATTTCTTGACGTTGGTAGGGCAGTCTTCGTCAGCCAGCGCGGCAGATATCGCCGCCTTGTCATAACCCTTTAGCGGGTATCCCTGAGATTCTGTCCACTGCAACGCCTTGGCGCGTGAGCCTGTGGAGTCCATAAATCCATCAGTGATGTCCTTTACTTGCGCGTTCAGTTTGACACTGTGCTTCTCGATAATCTCTAAAGCGTTGTAGATCGCGTCACGATCAAGTCGGACACCACGCCAGTTTATTAGCTGGTCAGTCTCCCAGACTTCCTGCTCAACACCTCTAAGGTTGCGAAGCTTGTATCTGATCTCGCGCTCTGCCACGACATCCTGCAAGCAGTAGTCGTACAGTTCCTGCAGCAACTGAGGGTCTTTCCTGCGCTCACCTTTATAGGGCTTACAAAGACGCTGGATTAGTAACTTGCCGCGCTTAGACTTTGCCGCATCACCAGTAAGACCTAGCGCCTCACCACATTTACCCAAGGCGCGGGGGTAAGCCTGTGCGGCTGCAAGGGCGGCAGTGTCACGCCACTGGCTTATAGGCACTTCGGGCCAGCCGAGTACCTGGTTCCAAATGCTCATCTCAAAAAAGCTGTTCCACGCCCAGACTATTGCGCCTTCTTTAATAAGGGTAAACAGTTCGGTGGGGATTGGGTCGTCAGGAGTCCAAAGCTGTGAGGGTTGGTCATCGACGGCCCAAGCCAAGCAAAGAACTTCAGTTGAATGGTGGTCAGCGTAAGCGTATGCGCCAGCTTTAAATATGTCGCATTCGCTGTACGTTTCAAAATCTATGGATATATTTTTCATAACAGTGGCCTCTTCAACCACTCGGTGGATAGCGTGTTGTCATCATCTGGATATCTAAGGCGATGCGCCTTTGACGGTTTATTGCGCTTTTTTGGCTCAAGGTCTTTGTCTTCGATGTAAACCGAGCGCAGTGAACCTGCTCTTTTCTTTTTCATCCCCATGCGGTTTTTAAGTAGGGTGTAGGGAATGTCGGCTAGTTCCGCGATCTCTTTGACCACGGCGCTTTTGCCTTTTAATTCTGGGTAGCGTTCACCGACATAGGGGTAGCTAAGTGTTGCTTTCATTTTCTGCACCTGTGCAGGGCTTATACAAGCCCTGCATCTCTTGCAAATTAAACACCGTCATTACAACTAAATGTTGTATCTTTAAACCAAAAAATCATCAGTTTCTGCGTCAGCCGCTTGCTCTGATGTAATGTCATCAAAAATATCATTGACTTTTACACCGCCGCCGCCAAAGGACTCACCGTCTTTCACAAACTGAAGTGCCAGAAGGTTGGAGTTGACGCGCTTGCCGAACTGGTTATTTTGAATCCAGATGCTAATGGCCGCGTTGACGTAGCAACCTGCGTACATTCTTTCGTCTTCTTCGACGAGAGGTGTGCGGTCGCGGTCAATGATGGTTGGGCGCTGGCGCGTAGAACACGACACGAACATGGCGTTCTCGTAACCGTCATATGCCTTGTCGTTGCCGTCACCTAAAAAGGTTTTCAGACCTTTGGGAATTTCGCCATTAAAGCCAACTGTTGCGGCTTGCTTCACGGCTTTCTTCAGCTTCTCGATCTGCTCTTTGTCGGCATCCTTATCAAGCAATAGGTTGGCAGAATACTTCGCTGTCTGGCCTTCCATGTAAGCCTTGGGAGTCCAGATTTGTGGGAAGCTTAAACGTACATTTTTTAAAGTAATGGTAGTCATTAGGACTTTTCCTGTTCAGTTATATCTGTAAAAAAATCAGCCGCTTCTGGCTTTACAGCCGGACGAGGATCAGTGTCCGGTGCAAGTTGTGGGCGACCTTCGGGTTTGTGGATGAGATCGACGATCTCTCCATACTTCGCCTTGCCAAGCGCCTTCTCTGCTTGGGTCGGTGAAATTAGTTTTGATGTGTAGGCTTCATCACCTAGCATCTTTATCAGTGAATCTTCTGCGATGTCAGCGTCTAGCCATTTACGTTGCCCGCGACCTGCTACCAGCTTGTAGTTAGGCAGAATGCCGCCATCCATAAGAAGCTTGTGCGCGTGTTTTTGGACACCCTGCGCCCAACCAATAAGTGCATCCATTTTTGGTAGCAGATGCCCGATCTCTTCGACGTTTAAGGTATGCGGCACTTGGACGAGCAGAGGCTCTTCAAGATTGTCGAAGCTAGACAAAGTGAGTTCGTAGTTGTGCTTTGCCAGTGCGCGGCAGGTGGCTTTTGCTTTACAAAAATGACACGCCTTCTTGCTTGGGTTGAACTCTGGTTCGGGAGACATGGTTCTACGAGCGGCAGGTTTAACCACATCGTCAGCCCACTTAAATAGGTCTTTGGCCCGCATGGAGTAAGTGTCAATGTGATCAAGACGAGGCTGCACGATGGTCATGCTGACCGTATCCACCTTGTCGATAAACTCGTAGGCCGCACCTAGTCCGTACAGCATCAGTTGCTCGTTTCGGTTTGCGTTTACCTTTAAGCCTTGCCCGTATTTGAGGTCGATAACGTGCAGTACGCCATCGTGCAGCACTACATAGTCTGCAGTACCAAAGCCGCCAGCAGCCCACTCGCTATAGTCCACTCGTAACTCAACGTGTGCCTCGTCAGATTCCTGCGCGTTGCAGAAATCCACATAAGTAGCAACGTGAGATGCCATGACTTCATCGACAATGAATCCCTCAAACTCGACACCAATAAAGTGTTCAGGTGGCTTCTGCTTTGCCAGGCATTCTTCAGCGAGTGCGTGTGCAGCAGTGCCTTCAGCGGCATAAAAAGATTCTTCGTCAGGGATTGTTGCTTCGAGTTGAATCGAGGCTGGGCAGGTCATCCATCGGTGCGCCTTACTTGCACCTAACATTGCATGTTTCATTAAAACCTCATTAAATGTGGTAAATACAACTGTTTGTGGTTGACACAATATTGATCCGTAATTATTGTGTCAACCACAAACGGTTATATTTATTTTAAAAAAGGAAAATTTATGATTTACGTTTCGGAGTACGCGCCTGCAGTGAAGGATGCGATCAACAGTGTTCTCGCCGCGTCGGACATTAAAAACTTTAACGCACTTGCCAGGCGACTAGACGTTAGCAAGCAGGCTTTATCGAAGTGGCGGCAGACTGGGATCGTTCCAGCGCACCGCGCTTTGCAAATGGAGTTGCTCTCAGGCGGGAAGGTCAGTTGGAAAAAGATTTGCCCCGACATCGTTGCTGAATTTGAAAGTGCGTCTGAGGTAATTCACGCAAGCAGTAGAGTTGGTTAATGCGTTTCTGAACTGTTGAAGAGGTAGGCGCAAATGGCGTTTTTAAAAGAACACGGACACGCTCTGGTCGAGAGAGGCTACGAGATTGTTCCGATAATGAAAGGGAAAAAAGCCCCAATGCTGAAGGGGTGGCAAGACATAAGAGCGACGCACGACGATGTAGATAAGTGGCTTGGCAACGGACACGCCGACGGTGGTGTTGGCGTTCTCTGCCGCAACACTGTGGCTGTTGATATCGACTGTCTGGATGCTCCACTAAACCACAAACTTCTTCAGTGGCTGGATGAGAACGTGGGCAAGTCTGCGATCCGCATAGGCCAGAAGCCTAAGTGCATTTTGCCCTTCAGGGTGGATGGTGGGTTTTCCAAGATTCGATCCTGTGAGTATGAGGACGCGCTTGGTAGCAAACACGCAGTTGAGGTGTTAGCCGAAGGCCAGCAGTTTGTCGCGTTTGGCATTCACCCATCAACGAACGAGCCTTACAAGTGGGTGCGTGGCAAGAGCATTGCCGATATCTCTCAGGCTGATCTTCCTACTATTAGTAGAGATCAAGCTGAAGCTTTTGTGGCTTATTTTGAGGAGTTAGCAAAAGGGCAGGACGGCTGGGAGTTAGCGCGAAAGGGTATGGCTCCCGCAGAGGTCGATCCAGACGACCTGTCGATGTTCAAACCACGTTTAGAAATGGACGATCAAGCTGTGCGGGATTTGCTGGCGGCTGTTGATCCAGACTGCCACCACGACGATTGGGTCAGGGTGGGCATGGCGCTACACCACCACTTTGACGGCGGTGACGACGGATGGCACATCTGGGATGAGTGGTCAGCCGACGGCAGTAAGTACCGCGACGGTGAGTGTGAGCGCAGATACCACACATTTGACAGTAAGGGCAGAGCGCCTATCACTCTTGCCAGCGTTAAGGCTATGGAGAAAGAAGCTGTTAGCCATGTAATAAAGGAAGAACAACTTCCGAAAATGCTTAGAGAGTGGGCTTTCGTACACGTTGAAGGTTCTGCGCGTGTGATCCGTGAGGACATCAACAAGCACAACAACATCGTGCTGTATAAGTTGGAAGACTTAAAGAAAGAGCATATGAACTGCAG